ATGATACGGGTTACCGAAGCGAGTTCACACTGCCCGACATCGTACGGGCACCAACGATCCCGAAACTGCTGAGCATGATGAAGGAAGGGAGCAAGTAGCAATGGCCGAGAAGGCGAGCGCACGCGCGTTGGATTTCTCCAACGTCAAGGACCGGGGACCGGTCAACCCGATTCACCAGAAGCCTGGCGACTACAAGGGCAAGGTGATGTCGGTCACGGACATCGAGATGGGCGAGACGAAGCGGCCCGGGTGGTTGTTCATCATCAAGATCAACTCGGGCACCTACGCCTACCGCTGCGGCTTCACCGAGAAGGAGCTCTGGAAGATCCGGAACCTCTTCGTGGCCTGCGGCATCTCGGTGCCGAAGAAGCGGGTCAACGTCAACCCGAAGCTCGTTGTCGGGAAGTTCGTCGGGTGCTCGCTCGATGACCACGAGTACGACGACAAGCTGAGCTCCGAGATCAAGGCGACGTTCCCGACCAGCGAACTCGAAGGCGACGACGGTGAGCCGGTCGACGACGAGGACGGCGAGGGCGAGGACGAAGACACCGACTCGGAGGACGAGGAGGAGGAGGCCTCGGACGACGCTGACGAGGAGGACGAGCCGGAAGAAGAAGCGCCGGCGCCCAAGAAGAAGGCGGCAGCGAAGAAGGCCCCCGAGCCCGAGGAGGACGACGAGGATGACCTCGAGTCCCTCGACATCGAGGACCTCTAGAACAAGTTGCCTGATCTCCAGCTCGGGATTTGATATGATGATCTTGAGCAGGTGACGGCAAACCGCTCAGAAGACGGGCGGCGGGTGCTACTCTTCCTCCTCGGTCGAGCCCCCAGCATCCGCCGCCCTCTTCCTGTGTAAGGAGTAGAAGTGGCGCAACGAGAGTCACGCTTGAGCAAGCGCATCAGCGAGGCAATCAAGGGGAAGTACGGATTCGGCTGCTTCATCTTCAAGGTGTGGGGCAGCGAGCACATGATGGCCGGCCTGCCTGACCTCATAGGATGTCTCCATGGGAGATTCTTTGCGCTAGAGGTCAAACACCCCGAGACTCGGGGAGATACCTCCCGACGTCAGGAGTTTGTGCACGGCCTCATTCGAGGAGCGGGTGGTCTGTGCGAGGTAGTCACTAGCCCCGCTGAAGCGCTGTCGCTCCTAAATGACCTGTATAGTGATGAGGAAGCTCGCCCGCATAATCGGCGCAAGCGCAGTAATCCCGACGCTTAGGGTTTGATTAGGAATGACTGCACGCGATTCTCGTCGCACGCATCGCGTCGACTGATCGACGGGTCAACCCCCGGGTGAGTATTGATACCCCATCGCCACGCAGGCTGGAGCCCACGCCGGCGACTCGCTACTCACGGTGGCTAGCAGGGCATTGGACTTGGCGACCTGTTCCTCCCAGGTGAGGCCGGCAGCCGAGCCATCCATCCACGAGAAGTAGCCGAAGAATGGGTGGTTCCGCCCACCTTGCTCGCACTGCGCTACGCCTTGCCACCACAGGTCGGAGTGCGGCCCGCAACAATGGCCAATCGGAGCTGCTACGTTTTGGGGTTGGACCCGTCTCGATCTTTGTTCCTCGAGCTCTCGCTCAAGCCTCGCCTGCTCTTCCTTCTGGAGACGATCTGCCTCCAACCCATCCAAGTAAACCTTGACCCGCTGCTGCTCTGCCTGAATCTCTGCCTGTTCATCCCAATCTACGTAAGGTAAGGCGGGTAGAGCTATGTGTGTAACTACTTGAGCCGGCTCAGCCAGCACCCGTGTGGGATGTCGTTCATCGAGAAAGAATGGAGTAACTAGGAGACCCGCTGTCAGTGTACAGAGGATGAACCTTCTCACTTACACTACCTCCTGCCGAATAGGTGGTGGGGGTAGTATAGTATACCATGGCGGCGTTAACTTGTCAACTGACCTTTGTTCTCGGCCGCCCAAGTGAATGACTCCGCATGCGGACCGTGCAGCTAGCGTACACACCAGACAGCCCCCGACCGGCGGGGCAGGAATGCCGGTGCGGGGGCCGTCGGTCGCCAGGGGCGGCTGGCGATCTAGACGAGCTCCTCGAGATCTTCGAGGTCGAAGTCGTCGGAGGACTCGATCGTGTCGAGCTCCTCGTCGGTCGGCCCCTCGTCTTCCTCGGGGTCGTCTTCGGTGTCGTCGTCTTCGGTGTCGGTGTCCTCGTCGTCTTCGGTGAGCTCGTCGACCTCGTCGATCAGCTCCTCGTCGAGAACCTCGTCGTCGGTCTCGACCGGGTCGGCCTTGACCTTGGGCTTGTTCCACTCGTCGAACTTCTTGCGAAGCCCCTTCATGGAGCGTGCCTCGATGGCGTACCGGTTGCCCTGTCCCGGCTGCTCATCCTTCGGAGTGATCGTTCGCATGAACTTCCGGAAGGTACGAGCGTCGGTCCCAAGCTCCAGTGCCGCCTCCTTGGCGGACAGCGTAGCCATTGATTCCCTTTCTCCTCGGTCGGGGGCGGTAGCCCCTTCTTTGATGCGCATATCATCGCATAACCCCCCGCTTGAGTCAACGGCAGGGAAACAAATTTTTTGCCATGATCCGAGAAAAGAATATCCCGGCCCTAGCGTGCCCTATCGCTCAAGCGAGCTCTTTCCACGTCCACTTGGGGGCAACCAGCGTGTCGCTTCCATTCCCGCCCTGGGGCCCTTCTAACGGGGTCGAACTCGCTGATTCTCACCATGCGCTCCCCCTTATATATGCCCCGATCGCAGGTTGCGCACGGTCCGTGGTCCCTGTTGGTCGTGGTCTCCCTGGCTGTAACGATGTAGTTAGGCATCACTCACCGCCGCCAGCTGTGCCCCTTCGCACGGCTTCTTCTTGCACTCTTCCAAGAGTGCCCCGCATGTTTCGCACCCGACGGCTTCACCCTCCTGGCCGATCTCGATGAGAACGGGCTCGTCAGAGCAAGGGTGTGGGACTAAGGCCACCTTACAGGCCCTAATCCGCTGAAGTGCGTGTCCGTTCAACTTACCCCCGCTTTCGCTGAGTAGTGCTTAATGGCAGTCTCCGAAATTCCGCACACCCCACACCGCAGCTTGAACGGCAGCGGCTTGAAGTGGCCGAACGCGTGATGCCGGCTGAAGAAACCGAAGACCGTCGGTCTACGGCAGTAAGGGCACCAACGATGCCCTTCCAGGGTCAAGACGGCGGCATAGTAAGCCCGCTTGCCGTTTACCCTGACTACTGGGGGTCGGCACTCGTGTGTGCGGCTGACTAGCGCCGCATCGTGCCACCGATTCAAGTTTCGGGCTACAAAGTTGTAGGCGGACTTGAAGTCCCCGAAGTCCTTCTTAGCCCAGCGCCCGCCTTTCTCGACCTGAGCAAACACCCGAAACTTACAGTGCTTCGGAAACCCTCCAACAGGTTCTGTCTTGAACCACGCTCGGTAAACCGGGTCGCTCAACAACTGTCTAAGGGTCACCTGTTCAGTATTCAACTCACCTCCTCAGTCGGTTTTTTGCCTGCCCACTATCATATCATTACCTCCCTTGACGGGCAACGATTGGTTGACACTCCTAAACACACTGTTGATACTTTTGTTCCGTAGAGTGTTGACGAGACTCGTTCTAGTCGATATAGTCGGGTGCAACTCACTCACTCACTGACGTGGAAAGGCAGGACGAGTGCCGCAAACCGAGTTGACTGTCGAGCAGCAACTTACCCTGATCTCGAAAGCCTGGGGGAGGCAGAAAGGGTACGCGTTTTTCCCGTACATCGACGGGGATGCCGTCGACAAGACGCAGCGGAAAATGTCTTACCACGAGGGCCCGGCATTCCATTGGCCCCGTGACAAGACCAAGATTCTCGAGCATCTGATGAATCACCAGAGCGACGACGTCTACTGGTGCCCCTCGCTGTTCGAGACTCGCCGCAGGGTCCTCGAGCAGGCCATGGACGAGCATGCGCTCTGGGCTGACCTCGACGAAGTCGACCCGAGGGGGATCGACGACGAATACCGCCCCACCATCGCATGGGAGAGCTCGCCTGGGCGCTATCAGGCTCTATGGCTCATTTCGGGCGGCGACATGCAAGGCTCAAGTTGGCCCGGGAATGAAAACCAGCGGCTTACCTATTATTTAGGGGCAGATGCTTCTGGGTGGGATACAACCCAGCTATTGAGGATACCGGGGTGGAAGAATCACAAGCCAGAGTACCGAGAAGCCAACGGGGGTAAGCCAGTCCAAGGGAGACTGCTTTGGCAGAACGGTAGGAGATACCTACCCGACGAGTTCAGCGACCTCCCCGAGGTGCAGACGTTCTCCGAGGTCCAAACGGTGCTCGAGGACGAGGTCGACAGCGTCGATCGCCACGAGGTCTGGGGCAGGGTTCGACTGAAGCTTCCACACCGAGCCCGAGAGCTGTTCGGTGCACGCGAGTCCTTCGGGGATCGAAGCGAGCAACTTTGGTGGATGATGCGTTGCCTCGCAGACGTGGGGTGCACGGCTACCGAGATCGTGGCGCTGGTTCGCCCGACGGTATGGAACAAGTTCGAGGGTAGGGCCGACGAGCTGAAGCGGCTGACGATCGAAGCCTCGAAGGCCATCTCTCAGCGAAGCGAGGAGGTTACCGAAGACCTCGAAGCCGAGCGGGAGGGGCGGCCAGACCCTCAGAACCTGTTCTCGATGGTTGCCAGCGCCAGGGCTCCCGAGTGGATCGTCAAGGATTTGATCGCCATGGGAGCTTGCGGGTTTATCGCCGGGCAGCCCAAGTCGTTCAAGAGCTGGTGTGCCCTCGATCTGATCCTCTCGGTGTCTACCGGTATTCCCTTCCTCGATCACTTCCCAGTGAGGCACGTGGGCCCAGTCCTCTACATCCAGGAGGAGGACTCGCTGCCGATGATTAAGTCTCGGCTCGACAAGGTTTGGCCCAGCAAGCAATCCGACCGCATGCGGTCCATCGACGGGTCGGTGGTGTGGGACCCTGCGGACGCTCGGGACACCCCGAAGATCAACGCCATGGTCCGAGCGGGGGTGACGCTGTCCGACCCGGCTTGGCAATCGTGGTTGGATGAGCAACTGGAGAAGGGGTACGACGGCGACCAGTACCGCATGTTGCTCGTGGATCCGTTCATGATGGTGGCGGGCGAGATCGACGAGAATCGCAGCCAAGAGATGACGCAGAAGTTGTTCCGACCGCTGAAGCAACTTGCTGAGAAGCACGAAGTGGCTATCATGGTCGTGCACCACATGAGGAAAGGCGATCCATCCAAGCCAACCCGAGGCGGTCAACTGATGTTGGGTTCGGTGGCGAACCACGCATGGGCTGAAGATTCACTCTACCTGAGGCTGGTGCGGGGCGGCGACATCTTGGTAGAACGCGAGAGCAAGCACACGACGGGCGGTACGTTCAAGATCACGAGACTCCGCAACAAGGATTGGACGCCGCTCGTCACCGACGACCGACTCGACGAGGGGAATCTACCTGAGGGCGGCCAAGATGAGTCTGAGGTTGAGGGTCGAGGCCGGTCGAGGGCCAACGCACGATCGAAGTCCAAAGCGCTTAAGGCGTTGCAGGAACTGGGTGGCGGAGCGCACAAAACTCGGGTCGTTGCGGAGCAGATGGGGGTTACTCTGGGCGGGGCACGGCGCCAACTGGCACGCTTGGCTGAGCAGGGCGCCATCAGCAGGGTGGGCGATACCTGGTTGATTGCGGGATAAAAAGTGGTCCGACGTGGTAAAAAAGAAGTTGATAGTATCATGCGATTATGCGATGATGAGGTGCGCACCTCGCACGCATGATGATGCGGGGAAACGACAAGAAAAGGAGAGCGACAGTGGCACCACCGAGGAAGCCGATGCTCGAGTTGGAGAACCCGAGCACGGTCGGAGTCAAGACCACCTCCCTGCGGTTGCAGGGTGCACAGTGGGCGCAGATGGACGTCTTCGCCAGTGCGATGGGGCTCTCGGCCAACGAGTTCATCCAGCGAGCAGTGGACGCCTACCTGAAGCACGTGGCGAAGAAGCCCGAAGTGCAGAAGGCCATCCGGAAGCGGATCAACCAGCAGAAGCAGATGCTCGACCGGATGATGGCGCTCACGGGAGTCGACATGGATCAGGTCGACGAAGACGATGAGGCCGAGGAAGAGCCGGCCGAAGACCTCGACGAGGAGGGCGGCTTCGAG